CCGAGCGCCAGGCTCTGGTTGCCGCCGACGATCAGCTTCTCCTCGCCGATCATCACCGCGCGCAGCAGGCCTTGAGTCGCGAGCTCGCGCAGATTGTCGAAGCCCTGCGCCGCATAATCCGCCTCGAAGGTGACGCTGTCCTCGAGGCCGAAGCCCTTGTAAGCCGCGGTGAAGCTCTGCACCGCGGTGGTGATGCCGCCGCCGCGCCGGCCTTCCGAGACGCCGAGCGACAGGTTGTTGATGTTGATGCCGGTGATTGCCCGCCAATTGGTGGCGGTGCCGCCGCGGCCGGGAACGCGCGGAACCTGGTTGCGCAGCGGCGTGATCACCGGATAGAGCGACTTCGCCGACGCCTCGAGGTCGATATAGACCAGGCCCGAGGCCTGGGTGAAGGCCTTGCCCATGAAGTCGCGCGCCGGGATGGCATTCGCCTGAGCGGTCTTGATGAGTTGCAGCGTGTCGGTGGTGGTGCTCATAGTTTCTCCTTGCGGGGTCATGAAAAACCCCGCACGAGGCGGGGCGGGTAGATAATTTGGTGTGCTTACCTCGCGCGCCTTGTCGCGCGCGCGAGCAGGGCTGGTCCTGAGCTTGTCGAAGGGGGCGGCTGCGAGCACGCGCCCAAACAGAGTCACCCCATGAAGCGGATGATGCGCGCGTTCTGGTAGGCGCGGCGGATGAGGGACAGCGTGTCCTTGGGCTCGGATTCGGCGACGCCGGCCTGGTCCGCCGATTTCCCGATGGAGCGCAGCACGGCCTTGCCTTCGAGCGGCCGCTCTTCGAGCGCCGCGATGCGCCGCGAGAGCACCGCATTCGCCTTCTCGAGTGCCGTCACTTGCCGCTCGGCCGCGGCGAGTCGACGGCGCACGAGCGCCGGCGCTGCAGAGGCGCGCTTGTCGGCATTGTCGTCGGCACCCTCATCGTCGTCACCGTCGTCGCTGGCGCCGTCGTTGGCATCGCCGGGACAAGAGGCGCCCAGCGCCGCCGCCATGTCGTGGATGCCCTGGACGCGGGCCAAGTCGACCTTGGAGTGCCGCGCTCCTACTTTCGCCACGTCCGCGAACTTGAAGAGCGAGAACACCGACTCGGGATTGGCGGGACGATCCACCAAGCTGATCTCCGCGAGCTCGAGGCCGGTGATCACGCTGGGATCGGCACCGTCGCGCTCGGTGACCCAGCCGCCGATCGAGAAGCCCTTGTAGACGCCCTCGACCACCTTCTCCCAGGCATCGGCGTCGACGATCTTGGCGCCGAGATAGAGTCCCTTGTCGTCGATCGACGCCTCCTTGGCGACGCCGACGGCGCTGGGTTGATGCATCTCGCGGATGTTGGCGAAGCGCAGATAGTCCGGCAGCGCCGCCGCCAGCGCCTCCTTGCGCACGACCTCGCCCTGGCTGTCGACCGCCTCGGTCGAGGCGTAGCCATAGACCATGCGCTGCGCCTGATCGATCTTGGCGAAGGGAAAATAGAGTTTCATCGCTCGGTTCCTTGCGTGGTGGTGATTGCAGACACGGCCTTGCATCCGGCAGCGCGGTTGCTGCTCGCGTCACATGCCCCCTCGTCATTGCCGGGCTTGACCCGGCAATCCATGGACCCGCGGGTCAAGCCCGCGGGTGACGATGAGGAAAGTGAGCGAACTGAAAACGCTACTCGAAGTAGCCCTTGGCGTGCTCGCGCGCGCGGCAGTGCGCGACTGCCTTGTGGTCGCTCTCGGCCTGGGTGAAGCAGTCGGAGAGCTCGGCGTCGCGCGGCAGACCCTTCTCGCCCCAGCGGTAGAGCAGCGCCAATTCTTCGAGTGCCTCGTCCGAGCCGCCCTCGGCGGCCTTGTGCAGCCACATCATGCCGACCTTGCGGTGATCCTGGTCGGCGACGCCGTCGATCTTCAATCCTTCGCCGTAGAACAGCAGCACGCCCGAGAGTCCGTACTGGAATTCGGCGTCGCCGTTGAGCGCGAAGGGCAGGCCCAGCTGGTAGACCTTGTTGTAGTCGCCGGCCTTGGCCGCCTTCTGGCCCTCTTTGATCGTCGCTTCGCGCGAGAGCTCCGCCGCGCCGACGCCGTGGGGCAATGTCGCGATCGCTATCGCCACGGCAAAGGCCGCGGCTATTCCTCGTCCCGTTCTTCCCCGCATCCCCCGCACCATCGAAATGCCTAGGCTGGCGAGGAGCGTAGCACAGAGCGTTGTGAATCTCGCGGCATGACGGTGTTCCGGCCTCCGAGCGTCGATCAATGACTATCGAGCCTGAAGAACCTCGCAAACGGCAGTTTCAGTTTGAGCCGTGCCGACGGCCGCGCATGATTCGTATATCGAATGGGTCGCGGCGACGAATGGATCGGGATTTAAGGCAAACAAAACCGCATTTGCGGCTCTCGCCTTCGCGAAAAGCGCGCGATACACGCCATCGTCACCGCCGGTCTTAAAATGGATTTCTTGAGAAACGAAATACTTGCCGTCGAGCATTTCGACCAGATGTTTCAGCGATGCCATCAAAGGAGCGTTGTCATATTCGTGCGCCTCAAGATTGCGTATAGCTGCGTCAATGAGCGGATCGTCCAGGCCCGTTTGCTTGATCGCCAGTTTGCAACTCGCGAGGCTCATCGCTCGCCTCTGGTCATCCGTCGCCTGCTCGACCTGGCGAGCCAAACTGTCAGCCACGTTTTGAAGGATGTTCACCGACATTGGTAGTTTTCTTGGACCGGTAGCTCGGCATGTCAGCATCGCTCCTCGTGCGCCCTACGACTTGGAAGGCGGTATCAATTCCCTTGGCACGATGTCGGGGAAGCTCGAATGTAGCGACGTCGATATTTCGATCAGCTCTCCCATGGATCGCCCGATCGATTGGACAAACACGGAGAATTCCTGCGCCGACAAATTATTCTTCATGTAATGGGCAATTCCATCCAGATTGCCTCGCACTCCCATCAGCATGCCATCGATTCTGATCGCGACGTCTCTCTCCATGGCGGCTGCTCCACGATTTGTATGTCGCATCTGCGCGCGAACATACACGGACGGAAGCCGATTGAATAATCACTTACTCGCGCTCTGCCCCGCCGGCGCGCGCGAACCCATGCGGTGGTGCCGCCGGCGACGGGCCCTGGCCCACATCCCTGAGCGGCGTCGCGCCCGCCGCGGTGTAGATAGCATTGCCGAATCCCACCGGCGCCAGGCCCAACTCGGTCCGGACCTCGTCCACCGATTTGACGCCCGAGCGCAGATAGAGGTCGTTGATCCGGGCCTGGTCCGCGCCGTCGGTGTCGTTGCCCTCACTCCAGGCGAACTCGAGGTCGGGATAGTTGAGGTGCCGCGCCAGCACCTCGTCGATGAGGCCCTTGACCCAGCGCAGGAGCGGCGCCAACCCTTCGGCTTCCGCCGCCCGCTGCGTCGTCTGCGCGGTCGCGCGGTTGCTGTCGCGCACGAACGGCGTCGGCGCCACCGAGAAGGCGAAGCACACGACCCGCGCCAGCCATTCGTCGTACTCGTCCTTCAGCATCGGCTCGCGGGTGAAGGTGGGCTTCATGCCGCCCGGCACGAACTTCGCGTGCCGCCGCTCCGCCGTGTTGCCCTCGAGCAGGCTGTCCCAATATTCCTGGAATTGGCGGATCTGATCGGGGTTCCAGCTCTCGGGCACGCCGATCATCGCCTCCGGCACGTTGCCTTCGGTGTAGTAGTGCAGCTGCGCCAGCTGTCGGCGCAGCGCCACGTTCACCGTCAGCACCACCTGCTCCACCGGCGAGTAGCCGTAGAGCTTGTGCGGACGCGGATTGCGGGGACGATAGATCAGCTCGTCGGTCGTATAGTCGATCGCCGGCAGGCCTTTGAGCACCTGCTGGTAGGCGGGATCGGGCGGCAGCGGCGTGCGGCCCCGCGGATCGATCACTCGCTTGATGGTGGCACCATCCACCACTTCGAGCGCATAGAGTCCGCCCGCGGCGTTGCGGCGCAGATAGAGCGTCGGCGCGTCGATCACCAGGAGGTCTTCGAGCAGGAGCCGAAGCCAGGTGCCGAAGTCGTGCTCGCGGTCGGGGTAGCGCAGCAACGCCTCGACTTCCGCGAGGCGGGGATCGTCGGCATCGCCCGGCCGCATCTGGTCGCGCTTGATGCGCTTGCGCACGCTCCAGTCGAGGCGGGCGATCTGATCCTTGCGAGTTTCGATGACCAGGCGCAGGAGGTCGTAGGAATCCGCGAGCGCGCGCAGCTCCTGGAAGCCGATCGCCTCGTCGAGGCGCGGCGTGGTGCGCAGATTGAATCCGACCGGAAAATCGAAGCTGCGTCCGGCGACCGAAGGCGGCGCCGAGGGCGGCAGCGGCTCGTCGGGTCCGAACCAATCGGCGGCGCTTTCGCCGCCCACGATATAGCGCACGCCGCGTGCAAGCCGCGCCACCAGCCCAGGCTCGATCGGTCGCTTGAGCGCGTCGGGCATGGGGTCGGCTCCTGATTTCCGTGGGACAGTGTGGAGAAAAGCTGTCAGCTCTCAGCTTTCAGCTAAACAGGAATCACCACCGGGACACCGAGGCACCGAGTGTCCGAATGCGTCATCGCGAGCGGAGCAATCCAGTCATAAGCGAAAAGGATTCACCACGAAGACGCGAAGGGCACGAAGAGTCCGAGTTCTTCGTGTTCTTCGTGACTTCGCGGTAAAGATTTTCTGGATTGCTTCGTCGCGGAGCCTGTCCTTGGGCCGGCCTTCGGCCGGACCCGAGGGCTCCTCGCAATG